TTATTTGCCTGGCCAACTCTTCATCCCCTTCTCCACCGTGCGTCCGACGACGTAGCCGCCGACGCCGAGTTTGAGGAGGTCCCACATGTCCGGCGGGATGTCGGCGGCGGGGGTGTTGAAGATCGGCACGAGCATATAATTGTTGGCGATGATCGCGCCGAACAGCACCATCAGGAGCGGGCGCCAGTTGCGTTGCAGCCAGCTTTCGCCCTGGGCCTCGGCAACGATGATTTGCGCCGCGGCCTCCAGTTCCTTCATCTGGCCGCCGAGCGCCAATGCGTTGAGCCGCGCCTTGATCTGCGCGGCCTGATCTTTGTCCTCGACGGCCTTGTCGACGACGCCGAGAAGGCCCGTGAGCAACGGGCCGATGATGGCGGGCAGCATGGGCGGTCTCCTTATTCGATATCGTTGTAAAACAGGTGCCGCCCGATCTCGACGCAGGCGGGCTTGCCACGCGACCACGGCGGGTGGGCGTCCGTGGTGTGGTAGTGGGTCGCGCCGCCGGTGGCGTCTTTGAGACACCCCGAAACGGCGCGACGCGCGATGCGCAGGCAGGTGTCGAACACCCGGTGTCCCGGTTCCACCGCTGCGATCTTTTGGCGGTTGGGGTCCGTTTCGTTCCAGCAACTGAATTGCCATGGCTTGAGGCAGACCTCTTCGATGGTGTTGCCCCACCAATAGCCGCCGTGCTGTTTGGCGCGCTTGACACGGTTGAGAATCACGCACGCCACCGCTTCCTTGCCGCGCACGGTTTCGCCGCGCGCCTCGCCATAAAGCGTGCGCGCCAAAACATCGATGGCGCGTTTGCGCATCTGTGCCTGGTGGCTCATTTGCCACCCCCTGTGCGCTCACCCCGGGTGATGTCGAGCTTTTCTTCGATGCGGATCAAATGGCTGGTAAGGCGCTCTTCGACGGCCCGCAAGTACGAGATCGAGGCATAATGCTTCGCCACGTCAAGCTTGTAGGCATCGAGGTTCTGGCGCAGGTGCGCGAGCCCCACCTCGGCCACGTGACGGACCTCGTCGATTTCGTCCTGGACGGCGGCATGATTTTTCCAGCCGATCCAAAACAACCCGGCCAAGGCGGGCAATTCCACGGCCGTGATCCACCACACGGTGTCCAGGCCCACTGCGGTTTGCATAGGCGCACTCCTTGAGATTTGCGTTGAATAGAAAAAGCCCCGCACAAAGCGAGGCCGGATGGGTTAGAGATCGAAGCCGGTCTTGGCGGTGAACGTGGTGCCGCCGCCCGACCATCTCGGCTTGGACGTTGCGGCCAGGGCATTGGGGTTTCGCGGCAACCGCACGGGTTCCGCCAACAAACACCCGGCGACGGCATCCAAGCCGTCGTCATGGGCTTGAGAGCCCGGCCGCCATTCGCGCATTTCCGTGATGAACGGAGAAGACCGCACACGTTCGTGCACGAACACCCGTCCCGCCGCCAACGGCGCGTCGAAGGCATCCAAGATGCGGCGATCCTTGGCGGTGGTGGAGTGCTGCTCCAACACCGCGCATGTCACACCTTGTCTTTCCAGTTCACGCCGCATCAGGCCGGGCAGGAACTTACCGATGCCGTTGGTCTCCAGATTGAGGGACGGCAGGTAGAGTTGCTTGACGAAATCCGCCGCCAGACGGCACATCTGTTCGGCTTCGGAGACCCGATCCACCAAGGCTGGGTCGTAGGCCAGATAGGCGATGCGGTGCAGCCAGTAGTATCCGTCCTCAGACGTATACACACAAGCGATGACGGAACGATCGCCGCGGTGCGGTGCGCCGAAACTGGGGTCCCACCACGCACTGGCGGAGACCAGTTTGCGCGCCCCCAAACTGAGAACCGCCTCACCGTTCATTTCGGCATAGACCAACTCGTCGGCGTAGGGCTTGAGCAATTTTGCATCCAAACGCCCTTCGGCGATATCCACCGGCTCCAGCAGCATCTGGCTGCGGAACTTGTTGGGCCCGCTTCTGCGCCGGATAGCTTCGATCTTTTTTATCGGAAATCGTGCCGGCCAAGCCGAGTCCCCTCGGCCATCCAAAATCGGAATGACCAGGCGTTTGAAGCCGTCCAGATACGCCACCTCTTCACCAACGTCGCGGCGCGCCTGATCGGCATAAATGGTGTAAAACGTGTGCGGCGTGCCGACATAAAGCTGCAAGCCGTCCGGCACCAACACGTAATCGATCTCATCCAAGCGCTCACGCAAGTCTTCGCGTTTTTGCGCGCTGTCGCAGGTGTTGGGCACTTCGACATCATCGCAGATCACCACGTCGGCACGCGAACCGGTCAGGTTGGCGATGATACCCTTGGCCAGCATCGACGGGTCGCGCAGCTCCACATCGCGATGGACGGTGAACTGGTCCGATGCCCATTGATCGCGACTTTTGGGTTTGAGCCCCTCGCACGCCGGGTGGCGTTCGATGATACGTTTGACGTTGCGCGTCATCTTGCGCGCCAGGGACAAGTCCGCCGCCAACACCAAGATGCGCAAGCTTGGATCGCAGGCCAAAAGCCAGGCACAAAAAAGGCCGACCAAGGTCGACTTTCCGGAATTGCGAAACGCCATCAACAAGAGCTCGCGGTCATGTGTGTTCCAGCTTTTTTCCAGCCACGCACCAATGCGTTTATGGTGGTGCGGCGTGGTCAGATTTTGGTCCGTGTTCCAGGTATCGACAAATTCGAAAAACGTCGTTGGAAGTCGGTCTTCTGCCATCCTTCACATCCGTTCAATTTATCCATACGGACATCATCACCGCCCCGGATTTTCAATAGGACCGTTGGGCTGAACGAAGGCCAGATAGATGTAAGTTTCCGCTGCTTGCGTGAGAGATGCAGACCCGCGCAACTTGTTACCATTCGATACAAAGTCGATGGCGTTCAGCGCATTTGTGGCCTCAGCCCCGCTATCGTCAGCCAACAACCAGTCGTCAACGGGGTTCTCGGGCGAACGAACAGTATCCATGATGAACCAATTTCTTGAGGCACTGTCGATACCTTTGCCCATAAGCCACACAGGCGACCCGCCTAGATTAACGAAGGGGCCATCGCTGCTGGCGTTGCCTTCATAACTGCCGATCTTGCAGTAGTCGGTTTCCCAAAAGCATAGGATTTCATAAGTCGCGCCCGATACGTTTGCGGCGGAGTTAATTGTCACGACGGATACAGTCGGGGCGGTGCCACCCCAAGGAACACTCGACCCCGTTGTAGCCGCCACCGCGGAGTTGAGGAGCGCATACGCACTACCGCCAAGCGCTTTGTGGTAGACATACCAATCATCTGCGCCATCTGTGCGTTTAACGACAACAACACCCGGTGCCTTTCCATTGATCGTTGGCAATCCAAGGGTAGCGGTTGTCCCATCACCCGTGTACTTACCAACCGCCATGCCAAACGAAGCGTTGCAAATCCAATCGACGGAGATATCTCCGTCCGTGTTGGTTTCGGAAGATGGTAGCGAGAACATATGGACAACCCCGGTCGTTCCGCTTGCATTAATGATATCCGTCGATGATGGCGCGGCCATCGTTATGCCGTCGCTATCAAAGCTGCTTACATTGAAATTGCCACTGTCAACACCCTCGGCGGCGGTCGAGTTTGTAACAAGGCCATGGGTGTTGCCAGTGCCGCGCAAGCTGGACACCAGGATATTGTCGTAAGCGTTCGAGCGGGATTTGAAGAGAGCGAGCTCCACGGAATGATTTGCGGAGAACCGTCGTGGGTACGTGCTGTCCCCGCTGTACGTCACCGTTGTCATATGATCACGGATGTTGCCGGGTTGCTTGGGCAGATTGTCGGTGCAGATTGTCAGTGAGGTGGGCGAATTTGTCGCTTTGTTCAACATTTCATCTTCGGAGATATAAAAATCTACGGTTTCGGACGTGCCGATTGATCCATTATCGTCTTGAGCACAAATCAACCACGCATCGCTGGCATCGAACGCGCACCCGGTGATCGTGCTGAGTAAAGTTGTTCCAGCCCAATGCTTGATGGTGTTGTTATCGAAATCGACCTCAACACCAAACCGCACAGTGTTGTTGTACACACCCCCGAAGTCATACTGTGTTCCATCGTATGCTGCTTTAGAGTTGCTCCCCGTGCTACCGAACCGCCCACCGATGGTGCTGGCGTCGGTGTCATTGCCGAGATCAGTTGTGCGTGTAATTGGTGCCCTGGCTTTCTTAAACCCGACCGCAACCCCAGCCACGTTTCCGTTTCCAGCACGAAACTCATAATACCAAACACCGCTTGGCGGAATGGCGATTGTCCCGCGCATCGTTGCATTGCCCGCCACACCGACAAACCGCCTGTTGCCGTTCTCCGTGGTCGCTCCGCCGGACTGGTCCAAAGGGTTCATGGTGTCGTAGCGATTGGTTGGCGTGGACGTGACTTGTGTAATGGTGCCGTTGACGGTCCAATCGTTGCCGTTGCCGGATTGATCCTCGCCGAGACCGCTGGCGTTGGAGAAGTCGAGCCACCATCCATCAGCACCAAAAGACAGGTTTCCCAGCGCTTTAAAAATGGGATTGCTGGTTGATCCGTCCACGTCCGCATACACACCATTGGTGGGTACATCCGCCACACCGTCCAGCATCACGCACTGTGCAAGATAGTCCGGCAACAACTGCAAAACGCCGCCGCTATAAACAGCCCCCAAGTATTGCGAAGAACTGCCGTCGCCAATGCCCTGCACGTCCGCGTTCTGCGGGATGCCCGACCCCGTGGTGGACAGTTCCGTCCAGCCATCGCCACGGCGAAACTGGTACAAGCGATTGCGTTCCGCAGCCGTTGCCTTGGTGGTGTCAACAACCCATGCGAATACCCCAAACGCGGTATCGCGAAACACCGCATCGGTGGTGCGCGCATATTCCGTGCCGGATTGCGAAATGCGCGCATAAAGCTGATTTCCCGCCATCCAACGCAGCAACAGCTTGCCGCCGTTCACCGCCGACAAAATGGTCTTTTCAACGCCGAACTGCGTTCGTGCAGCGGTGAAAAAAAACGTGAACTTCTTGGGGTTGTCCGCCGTTCCGGCAGTCCGCGACAAATACCCCGTCGAGCCGTCGAACAACGCGGCGTTGGCGATGCCGTAGGCTTTCATCCGTGCCGAAATCAGGGATTGAACGAGAAGAACACCCATTAGACCAGCACCCCCGCGACCGTGAAGCGAATCCCGGAACCCGCAACCGTCGAGCCGATCTGCGTCACCTTGAAGGTGATGCGGTCGCCGGAAACAAAGTCCTCGGTGCCGTCCGTTTTCAACGTGCCCGCCGTCAGCGCGTTGGAACTGGCCGGGAACTGGGGCGCGGTCGTGTAGATCGACGTCCCGTTCTTTTCAATATCGACAATCACCGCCGCGCCGGTCCCCGCCGTGTCGATGTAACCCACCTCGCCCGTGAAAGAACCTGACCGCACCATGACCGTTTCACCATACGTCTGCACGGCGACGTCCTCGGCGACCATGGTGCCGTCAAAGCCCGCAATGAAAGCAATGTCATAGGGTTTGGCATTGTCGTGAAGATCCCCAACGCCGACCGGGGAAACCAAACCGACACCGGCGGCAAACCACGTATCCGGGGCCGGTGTGGTGTCGAGCGTCACCACCGACTGACCGTAAGGCACGGAGAACTGCCAAGATGTGGCGCCGTTTATGGTGTCCGTGCCGAACCGGTTGACAACGACAGGGTTGTTGTCCGCCGTAACCTTGGCAAACGCCACGCGGAAGCCATCCGAAGCCGTTGACCCTTCCGGCAAAGTTACGGTCACGGTGCCGCCGGACGTGTCGATCAAGAATTGTTTGCCGTCGTCGGCCGTCGTTACGGTAAAATCAATCGCCTTACTTTCGTTCAAGGCATACATATTCGACGCTGCCGCCGTCTGCGCCACAACGGCGGAATTTGCTGCCGCGGACGCACTGGTGGCGGCATAGCTTCGCGATGTCGACGCGGCATCGGCACTGGAAGCCGCATTCAGCGCATAGCTCTGGGCATTGGACACTTCATCGACCGTAGGGCCGTTGGCAAATCCATCCCCAGTGGGGTTCCACACGATGGTCGTATCCGCTTGCGGACTGGGCAATGTCATATCCATCACCGCCGTTTCGGTCAATGCCATCTGGCAGGCGCGCGATTGATCATCCGCGACTTGCTGTAGGGCCGCCGTCAGATAGTCCAACTCGTCATTGAGGACCTTCGATCGAAATTCACCGGATTCCTGAAAGTCACTGGAGCGTTGAATATCGAGGCGACGAACCAAAGTCACGACGACACCCACCGCAGGCTCCGACCCCGGAACCGGCATGACGGTTCCGCCCGTGCTGCAGCCCGCACCTGACACGGTGTAATGGGTCGTCAGATTTTTCTTAACGCCGTCGAAATACACCGCCATATCCGTGTCTTTGAAGATTGGGAATGGATAGGTCCAAGGCCCAACCGCATCCTCGGTGTTCGTGATGACAATTTGGTCGCGCGGGGAAACATCCCCGATTTGAATATGTGTGGCCATGTCGATTTCCTGTCTCCTTATCGGCGCGCGCTCTAGCCCCAGTTTTTCAATTGACGGATGGCACTGTCATCTCGAACCAGAAGGTCCATCGGCGTCTGTTTTTTGGTGAGGTTTTTGTCTTGCACATCGGCAAACGATTGCTGCGCGCTCGAACGCCGTTGGTTGTACTCCTCGGCTTGTTTTTGAAGCTCCTGATCCGTTTTGTTTTGGAGCCCCGCCAAAACAGCAGCCGAAGAACCATCATTGGGATTGATGCCCTGCGCAGCGACGCGCGCACGGTGTGTTGCCGTGACTTCGGCAAGTTGGGACAACCGCTTATCCGCATCGGCCTTTTGCTTGCGGGAAATATCCTGCATTTGCTTTTGGTAGGTTTCGGATTGGGCCGCATCGCCCGCGGTTGTTTTTCCGATCGGCATCGACATCAGGCCTGCACCTGTGAGTGCAAGCGCCGCAGTTCCGCCCATGGCAGATCTCCTCGTTCCAATGTATTTATCTTTGGGGTTAACCGTTGACGCTGATTTCGCTGGCGACGGACAACAGCGTGAAGGGCAACGGGGTGTCTTGTTCGATGCGCCACAGCGGCGCGATCCCACCTTGACGCCATCCGTATGAGCGCACCGTCTTATCCCCGGTAAAGGGGGCTGTCGGCTGGTCGAGAACCCCCTGGCCGAAGCGTTTGAATGAAACGTTGTGCAGACCACCACCGACGTCGAGCTGCATGACGCTCGTATCGCGCACCCGAAAGGTAAATTGGATCGGCCGAACGTGACCGCCCTGGGTTCCCGCCTTACTAGACGATACGGTCGGGGGTAGGGGCTCGATAATGTGCGTGTACGCCAAACCGATTTCAACATGGCTGACGCTTTCACTCAGCGTCAGGGCACCGCCGCTCACGACATACGCGCCCATGGGGGAGCCGTCACCGACCACCATCACCGTCTTGCCTTCCAAGTGATCCAGACCACTCCACGTATTTTTAGGCGTGGAGTCTGTGCCCTTGAGACCGGCATCGACGTTATAGGCATCATCCAGAACTTCAATGAAATAGCTTCCGGCCCGTTCCACCACCACGTAGGCATTGGTATCGGCCAAGGCGACGGACTTGAAACTTCCAGCCGTGACTTGGCGCGACCAGGCTGTAACCTTTTCCCGACGGAACAGGGTCAGTGTCGCCATCGCGCCATCGCCCATCACGACGTGGAGGTGACGGCGGTTTTTATCATAGTCCTGGTCGATGGGCGTGTTCACCATGTGGCGCGCCAACATCGCCAAGTCACCGGCACGATAGGCTTGCTCCAGATCGGTAAAGACGAATTCACGCAATTCATCGTTGGCACGCGAGACGAACAGCGTCGCACCATCGACGTCGCGGGGCTGCACCTTGCGGTCAACACATGATCCGACGCGCGTTTGGCGCTTCAACTGAATGTAGGCCGGCGTCAACGGATCGCCCGTGACCATCCATTCCGCACCGGAGGTAAAGACCTGGAGGTGTCGGCCGGAGAACACCGCACGGATGGCGTTGACTTGATCCGAGAGAATCTCGAACTCGATCGCCTCATCATCCAGGCCGGTTCCCAGATCGAAGTTGAACAGATCGGACGACTTCGACAACCACAATCGGTTCGGCAAATCACGCGTGCCGCCCATGACCATGCGATCTTGGTGGAAGCACACCGACACCGGATAGCCCCGCACGTCGGAAACGACCTGCTCCTCCCATTCATTGGTTGCGGACGTTGTCGTAAGATTTTCCTTGGTCGTTGCCTGGGCATGGGTGGCATCGGTGTAGGCGGTGATTTCGATTTCCTTGCCTTCGATGCGAAACCGTTTGCCGACATGCTCAGCGACGAAGACATCCGCCGAAGCCGTCAACGCGATGGTGCCCGACGTCGAATTCGCCTGAAGCGTCACCTCGTCATCGGCGAACTTGTGATAGGGCTGGTGAATGACACCGTCTTTTTCGTAAAACCGCCAATCTGAAATGGAGAAGGTTTCCGAACTGTCGCGGGTCAATTTTTTCGGCGGCACGTCGGGGTGCGTGACCAGCAATGTGTCCGCGCTTTGCACCCAGCTTAACTGCTTGGTCTGTTCTAGCGTCCATGGTGCCGGGTCGATGGTGGTGAGCTTCACGTCATCCTTGTAAACATCCACTTGAGCCTCGCCAAACACCAGTAAATAGACCTGCTCCGTGTTGAACTCGAACGCCACCAGACGCCCCTCACCCGCCAGTGTATCGACATACCGCAATCCCGCGCGGCGATAGACGCCGCCTGTCGGCATAACGAATATATTGGTGAGGTTTCCCGCCCCATTGTCATAAGCCGTCAGATCGCTGCGACCGGCCAATTCCATGGACACCTCACCCGCTGTGAAGCTGGTCTTGAAGGTTCGTATCCGCGCCATCAGCCGCGCACTCCGATCAAGGTGTAGTCTTCGATCGCCATGGGGGTATCTTGCATGGCATCGATGGTCTTGGCTTTGACGAATTCCTTATCCGCCAGTTTGTGCAAGGCTTCGGACCGCGATGTGCTGTCGGTCAGCGGAATACAAAACTCCGCCGACAGGCGTGCAATCAAGGCCTGGTCGAAGAACGGAGGGAACTCGGTTTCATCGGGGCGGAAGATGTAGGTCAGCACCACCTCGGATGCGTTGGTGTGCAGGCGACGCTCATGGATGCGGTAATCCAGACCGCGCCCCCGCCCCGCACCGGCGGACAGCGCACGCAGAAAATCGGCGGGTAGCTGATAGGCATAATCGTAATCCGCCACCGGCACTGTTTCCAAACGCGACAACGGCACTTGACCGGTTGCAAAGTTCCATGGATGCGCCGACAACATGGCGTCGCGGATCGGATCGTACAGATTGCCCGCGATCTCCGCTTCCGCCGTGCCTTCGTCAAACGACGTGACCGAGCGGCACCCGGTCTTCAATAGCGCACGCGCGCACAAGGCTATGGAACTCAACGCCATAACGCTCTCCTTCAATTATCGAATGAACAGACTGAAGAAAAAGAAGGGGGCGGTTTTCGCCCCCTTCCCGTCACCTGAACACCGTTTAGTCGATGTCCGTACCGCCTACCGCGGTCATGTCCGCGACGTCGACCACGCCGGTAACATTACTGCTCACCAGATAAAACCCCGACGACGGCGTGCCGTCGGTGTCGGTGTTGGCGACGACGATATCGCCGACGCGCAGCATGTCGGATGCGTTGTTGAAGTAGCCGGACGTGTCCACGTCGGCGGCCGCATCGACGGTTGTGTAGTGCCACAGCGTGAAGCCGTTGGCGTAAGCGAGAACGCTCAGGTCTTTGGTTGCATATGCCATCAGTTCACCTTCCTTAAGCTTCCAGGCAGCGCATGGAGACGACGCCGGAGGCATCGATCAGGCCCGCGCCCTGGCTCATGGAGTTGTTGACGAAGTGCGCGGCCCGGTCGCCGTGCCAGGTGATGTCGGTCTTCACGTCCGAACCGACGCCATGGCCGATGGCGGATTTGTGATACCAGTAACAATACCGAATGGAAGAGCCGTCCTTGGTCAAACCCGAGTGCGGCATCCACAGCGCGCCCAGCCACCGCTTGGCCTGGGTGCCTTTCCACGGCAGATCATCGTCGCCGATGTATTGGCTGTCGGCAAACTCCTGAATGTTCAGAAGTTCCGACCACTGCTTCCATCCGACCACGGCGAAACGTTCACCGTCATCGGGCACGTCCGCCTCGCCGAGCATTTCAAATGCTTCGAGAACCTTGGTCTTGGTCAGGCCGTCGGCGCCGGTGCCGGCATAGTTGGTGGACTTGTCCATTTCCGAAAGGATCAGCTCGTCGGTTTTACGGCCCAGCGCATAGGCTCCGGCGCGCGCGACGACTTGCTGCTCGTTGATGTTGGTCTTCAGTTCGTCCAATTGATCGACCCAATCACCGGCATAGTAGTCGTAGAGGCTCACTTCAACCGGTGTGTGATCGACGTTCATCACCGGCACCTTACCGTGACGTGCCTTGGTGGACGCGGTGCCCTTGCCGACTTTTTGGAAAGTGGTGGAAGAGCCGATGATGTTGTCTTTGGTGCGCACGGTGTTGCGCAATTTCGAGCCCATCTGCTGATACTGCAGGTGGACCTCCGCCTGGAAATGGCGGACGAAGGACTGTTCGACGCTTGTCGACATGTCTGTCTCCTCATTTTTATGAACACGATTGAACGCAACCTTAAGAGGGTTGTGGCAGGCCACCCGGTCAACAGGCCCGCCGCCCACAAAAGCTGCGTAAATCTTCGCCGGGCCGCGCATCAAAAAACCGAGCCCTCAATCGAGGGCCCGGTTTACGTGCGGTTGTCCGGAAAAGGAAACCGGATTTAAAATCAAATACTGCTTAAAGGTAAAAATACAAATTGATCAGATAATGACTGATGATACCGGGCACCAAAGACCCCGTTCGCAGATATGTCACCATCAGCAAAACACCGGCAACGAGCGCCGTGGACATCTCGATCACCCCTTGCCCCCAATGCATCACGGTGAACAGAACTGCCGACACCAAGATCAAACCGACACGGCCTGAGAAATATTGCTCATAGATTTGGCGTGCAAATCCTCGGTTGAGGATTTCCTCCCCCACACCGACCAGCACAAGTCCCAATGATAAATCAAGCACCCGAATGGCCGTACTGTCATACCCCGGAAATGCACCGATGCTCCAAGTTAACTGTGGATACACCTCGGTCAGCATACGGACAACATATGCGTCGTAGGCGATGATCAAAACGCAAACGACGACAATATATGCCAGCCAAGACCACCTTGGCCGAAGGTTCAGCATGGCAACGATGTCCGTCCGAAAGCGGACCCACAATATCAATATAACCACAAATCGCAGCGATAAATCGGCAAGCACCCAGGGGGTGCCGCTGGTAATCCGATTCAGCCAAAATTCATTGACCAAAAACAGTACGTACAGACCCCCGACAAGGCTGATGGATCGCTTATCCATAGTGTTATTTTGCTGCAGCATTATGTGGTTCCCCCTCTTTCTTGTAAGTCTAAACCACCCTTCCTTCCAGAAAGTATAAAGAACGATCCCGGACAGTCCATTCTGACCGTCCGGGATCGCAGTGACGGGCACAGCGGGTTGAACGCGCGCACCGCCGATCAGCTGGCCTGCCTAAAGGGAGGGAGTCAGGCCGCGCTGAACCGCTGAGGTATTTAGGTTTCCGGGTATAGCGAACGAAAGCCTTGGCGGACCTGCGCGACATACGCCGGATCGCGTTCACGCCAATAGCGCGGATCCTTCATCATGCGCTTCAAGTCCTGCTCGTTCGCGCTGGGGCGTTCATCGGCGGCACGCATCAGGCGCGGTTCGCGGTTCTTCATCATTTCGAACATGGCGATGACGCCTTGCGTCGATGCCACCAGATTTTCAAACACCGTCTTGTCGAGGTTCGCTTCACCCCAGGCCCGCAATTGCGGACGGATGGCGTCAAAGCGCTCCTTGCCGCCGAAGTGTTCAAAGAGACGATCCATCTCCTGCGCATTTTCATAGCGCGCGGCGATCTCCTCGACCATCGGCTTCAAGCGTTCGGCGGCAAGGTCGTAGACCAACTGCACCTGAGACTGTGTAAATCCGTTTTCAAACAAACGCCGATTTACCTCTTCATCGATATCGAGATGATCGTCATCGATCGCGATGTCGTAGCTCTGATGATCGGACGGCATGTCCGGGTGTTCGCTCGCACCCATGCGGCTTTCCAAAGCCCGATATGACCGCGCCAACGCTTCGGTGCGCACTTGGCCCTGATCTTCATCCCAAAATTTTTCAGGCAACCACGGCGGACAGACCTGTTTGTTCGGTTGATCTTGTTGGGCTGATTGAGGGGTTGGGGTGGTCATCAAACAATCTCCTACACTGACAAATCAAATGGGGTCGGGTTGGGGGTCAGGTCCGTGTTCGGCCGCGTTCGGACAGCGCCGCGATGTATGCGACCAAGTGGCGCTGACCTTCGATATGGCGCAGCAAATCCGCAGGGGCATCGGGACCATGCACACGCTCCAAGGTGAGCGTGCGCAAATGTTCCATCACGCGCTGACCTTCGGGCGTGGAAAAACAGCGCGCATACGCCTTGCGCAACGCACCGTCCCGATCCACATCGGGATCGTGCAATGCCGATGCGCCATCGATGCTCAGTGCTTCATCCCCGTTCCGCTCGAACCAGGACCAGCCGTTACGCCCGCTCATTGGTCGAGCCCCTGAAAGGGATCGCCCGGTTTACCATTTGGCGTGCTTCCCGATGAGGGGATGATCGAGCCGTGGTTGAACGCCGGCGGTCTTGCCGCTTGGGCCGGTTTTATTTCCGCGCTGTCGCTTGGCGATGCCGTGCCAAGCGTCTGCACAAGCTTGCCCAGTTCGGCTGCAACACTGGGGCGCGCATCCCCCGTACCCATCGATGCAAGACCTCCTTGAGCAACGATTTCCTCTTCGCTGTAGAGCAATTCTTCCGGCACGCCGAAGGATTTCGCCAGCCAGCGCGCCGCCTTGGGCGCGTTGACGATGTTTTCACTGCCGTGTCCCAGCATCTGTACCGCTTGGAACCAACCGATCGCCGCCCCGAGGTCTTCCTGGGTTTGGCGTTTGGCCAAGGGCGACTTGTAATCCACATCGATGGTGCCCCCGTCCAGTGACAAGTGCGGGATTTCGCCACGTCGTCGCAAGATGGCGAGACCGCGGTCAATCAGCGGCGTCAGCAACTCGGACTGCAACCGGCCATAGGTCGCGCCGAGAATGCGCGCCATTTCGGCGGAGCGTTCCAAGACCTCGGTCGCGCTCATACGCGGCGCATTGACTTGACCCAGCTTATCGACCAACAAGGACGAACGGATGCGCGCGCGCAAACTTTCCAACACCAAGCCCGAGACATCGAAGCGCCCCGGTGCGGGCAACGGCGTGAGGCCTTTCGATCCCACAGCCTTGGGGATAATTGCACCAGGCACCAACTTGATGTTGGCCGGGTTGAGGACACCGTCGTCATCGGCCTGCCAAATTCCGGTGACGGAAATCGAAGCGTTTTTCAACACCAGCTCCACCACCTTGTTTGTGGTCTTGATATCGGGCAGTGCCTTCATCACCGGGGATCGGCCGTAGATTTCGCCGGGCGCTTTGAGCCAGCGGAAATTGATAAACGGCGATTTGTCGAAATGACCTTCGGCCAGCACCTCGGCATCGTTGACGATCCCCGGCGCGGGTTCGACCACCGCCATGTAGCGATAGCCTTTGTCATCGGGGAACACGGCTTCGATCACACCGATGCGCGCCTCTTCGCCATCTCCCAACACGGATTGCGTGTCTGCGCCCAGGTCCGGGGCATCGCGATAGCGTTGCTTCAATTCGCGTCGGGTCAGTTCCATACGCCGCAGGGTGCCATCCAGCCGTCCGCCGGCATCGCCCTCGAACACAACGTCGAACAACGGCACCGCCGTAAAACGAAATGCCGAGGGATCGCCCAAGGGACTTTCTTCCAGCATCAAGCACGCCGTGCCCGCGGTGACCAAGTCCAAAAAGCACTGATGGATTTCCGTGGTGAAGTTGGAACGGTCAAAGTGCGATTGCAAAATCGTCGAAACCTTTTCCAACTTCGGGGCCAAATCGGATCGCTCCTCATCCCCGACATCCGTGCCGACCATCAGGCCAACCCAGCGCGCCCACGGCGGCGTCAGGTTCGACAACATGCTGGCCGCCAACTGGTCCACGGCATCCGGGGCGGTGCCGTCGAACAGCTTGTCGCCCGTCTTGGCGCCGTTGCCCGTCATGTCTGATCGCAGCGGCAACGCAAATTCATAGCACTCGCGCCAATGCGCTTCCCAGATGCGGCGTCGATCCTTGGCGCGCCGATAGCTTTGCACGACCGTTTGCGGCGTTAATTCATGCATCGTCATTCCCCCAACAGGCTTTTCTTCTGCTGTAGCTGGGGCTTGACCTCAATCAGTCCCCGTTCCGAGGTTTGAATGGTGCCGCTCCGTCCCCGTCGGGCCGACGCCTTGGCATTGTCCGTCTTCGGTGCGACATCGATATCCGTCACCGGTGCGGGGGCAACCTGAACAACCGGCGGCGGGGCGCTGATAATTCCACCCATGAGGCCTGTCTCCTAATCCCGTAGATCAAAGAAAAAGCCCGAAGCATGGCTCCGGGCTGGCTGCGGACACACGTGTCCCTGTTCGTTGATAAGATTTATATCCTATCATATCGCTTATGTCAAGGTATTTTTTCCTTGCGTATCGTTTTTCTGAGAAATCGGTACAATTGCCACGGCGTGACAACGTGCCCCGCGCGCACCCGCAAAGCCCGTTTCACGGCTTCGACACAGCTGAACGGCGCCCAGGCCAGCGGGTCCGGTCCCAACGGGGCCAGGTCATATTCGACCACGACAAATCCCTGCCCTTCCAGCCAACCACGAACGGTGTCTTCGCCAACCCCCGCCCAAACATCGATCTGCGTGCCGTTGGACAACGGATTGTAGAGTACCCACCCCTCGCCAAACTGGATCATCGCGAAACAATGGCGGAAGCCTCGGCGCAAAAACCGCAGCCACCACAAGCCTGTTTGATCGCTAAAAACCACCAAAGCCCGCCGCATTACAGGGGATTCGTCAACGCTCTGAGCGCGATCAGCCCACGCGGTCCATATGTGCGCCATGAACAACGACCCCCTTGTCCGCCAGCTCCGTGGTCAACCGATCCAGAGCCTCTTCCCACAACACCAAGGCGCGTGTTTCTTCCCGCACACGATGGTCCGGCGGACAATCGCGCCACCCGTATTGCGCCAGGACTTTGAGATGCGCCGCGCTCAAGCGGCGACTGCGATGCAGCTTCATCACGGCGCGATAAATATCGTCCGGGTCGCATGGACGCGCTGTGCATGTATCCCCATTCGTCAGGCGCGCGCCGTCTCGTCGCGCGCGCTCGGAACGCACAAACCAGAACCACGCTTCCTCGGCAGTGCCAAATGGGACCACCGCTTTGACCGGCATCGGCTTCTTCGCCCGGCGTGTTTTCGACAT